AGAACGCGCTGCAGTCTCCAGGTCGTCTGCATGCACGCTATCAAATGCCAGGCACGCGGGCACCTTGCCAGCAAAGCCATAGCGGCCCGTCGGGTAGCGTATGACGTGGAGTCCATTCATCTGAGTCGCTCCGTTCGCTTCGATGCACCATACATAACGTCAGCATGTGGCGCTGTCAAGCACAATCGACGCCGCTAACGCAAAAAACAACACGCGCTAACAAGATCCGGCTGGAGGCACCTAAGCTGTTCAACCCCGCCAGCCCCGGAGGCCCGAATGCCCAAGCGCATGACCGAAGGGTCTACGTGCCGGATACGCGGCGACGTCCAGCGGGAGGAAATCGCCCGCATCGCTTGACGCACAAAGGGCTTGCAATTCTTACCCCCTACCTCTACGGTCGCATATCCCAATCGCTGTCAGGAGATCGCGCAATGGCATCCGCACTCGGCACCCCAAGCAAAGGCCACGGCGATAAGGCCCCATCGCAGTCGTCAGCCATGCAAAACACCGCCGTCGGTTCCGGGTCGCGGCCCGGCAGCGTCAGGATGCCAATCGAGGACAGCGCTCCCGGCAACAACCGCACGCTCGATCGGATGCCGCCGAAAGGGTGGCTGGGGTCCGGGAACGAGTCGCGGCGGCAGGACTGATGGCTTGGACCAACGATGCCAGGCGGCCGGCCAACCAAGTATCGGGATGAGTTTGTCGAGCAGGTATACAAGCTGGCATTGTTGGGTTTGACGGACGAGGAAATCGCGCAGTTCTTCGAGGTTGACCCCACGACGTTGTATAGCTGGGACGAAACCCATCCCGAGTTTTCCCAGTCTCGCGCGCGAGGAAAGATGCCCGCCGATGGCGAGGTTGCCGCCAAGCTGTACCATCGCGCAAATGGCTACAGCCATGATGCTGTGAAGATTTTCATGCCAGCAGGGGCTGCCGAGCCGGTTTACGCCCCGTATACCGAGCATTACCCACCGGACACGCAGGCTGCGACGTGGTGGCTCAAGAACCGCCAACCAAAGCGATGGAAAGACAAAAGCGAGGTTACGGGCGCAGACGGCGGCCCGGTGCTGGGGTTGATCGCGATCCCACCCAAAGACCCCAATGCCGCTTGATGCGCCAGAGACCATTTGGACCCCAACCAATCGGCAGGCTGAGTTTTTGGCCGCGGCAGAGGATGAGGTGTTGTATGGGGGTAGCGCTGGCGGGGGAAAAACTGATGCGCTGGTAATTGATGCGCTTGGTGGCCAATGTCGAGCGGCTGAACAACCAGAGTACCGCGCGCTAATGCTGCGGCGAAGCTACCCAGAACTAAAAGAAATTGTAGATCGCACGCAAGCCATCTACCCGCGCGTCTACCCCGGTTCCCGCTATGTTGAGCCGGAGTGGCGCTTCCCGTCCGGCGCCCGCCTGGAATTCGGGTACCTTGACCGCGACCAGGATGTGATGCGCTACCAGTCTCGCCAATTTCAGTGGATTGGCTGGGAAGAGCTGGCGCAGTGGGAATCGCCTTATCCATACACCTACATGCTTTCACGCCTTCGTCGGCCGGAGCGGCTTGATATCCCGGTCTATGTGCGGGCGACGTGCAACCCAGACGGACCTGGCGCGCGGTGGATTTCTGAGCGTTGGGGCATCAAACCAGACGGCCAATCCTGCCGACGAGAGATGAGTGTTGACGGTCGCCTGTTCCGACTGCGCTTCATCGCGGCCCGCCTCGATGATAATCCACATCTACGAGACACGGGGTATCGCGAACAACTGATGCGGCTACCGCCAGAGATACGCCGGGCGCTGCTGGAGGGGCGGTGGGATGAGCCGACCGTTGAGGGCGCGATTTACGCAGAAGCGATCAATGCCGCGCGCGTCGATGGGCGCATTACAACGGTGCCATACGATCCGACCGTCAGGGTGGATACCTGGTGGGACCTCGGAGTGGCGGACGCCACGTCAATTTGGTTCACGCAAGACGTGGGTCGGGAAATCCACGTTATTGATTTCTACGAGGCGCAAGGAGAGGGGTTGCCGCACTACGCTGGAGTGATGGATAAACGCGGCTACCTCTATGGCAAGCACACCGCGCCCCACGATATCCAGGTCCGAGAGTTGGGGTCTGGTCGGTCTCGTGTCGAAACCGCTGCGTCCCTTGGGATTAAGTTTGAAACCGCCCCCTCGATCGGCCTGGAGGAGGGTATCCACGCGACCAGGATGTTGTTCCCCCGACTTTGGTTTGATCAGGGACGATGTAAGGCGGGACTAGAGGCGCTGGCCCACTATCAGCGGGAATTCAATAAGCGCCTGAACGAATACAAGTCATCGCCGGTCCACAACTGGGCGTCCCACGCCGCCGACGCGCTGCGCACGCTGGGCGTGGCTCACCGAACCGCGCGCCCTCGGCCGCCTCGTGCGGCAGGCCCGGCGATGCAAGCCAGCGGCGGGGCTGGCACGTCGTGGATGGGGCTGTAGGCACGAAAAAGGGCGCCTAAGCGCCCTGATCCATGGGGGTGTGGGGTTAAGCGTCAGGCGGCTTTCAGCGCCGCCATCCTCTCGGACAGGAGCCAAAGCGCCCGGTTTAGCTTCACATCCCCGTCGATGTTCCTCACCTCGCGGGTTGTCGTGCGCCGCGGATGGTTGTTGGCATCCCGGCCCCAGGCCCGCAATCCTCCACGAACCACGTTCTCCTGGATGACGTTGGTGGTGGTCCAAAGATCGCCGCGGCGGTCATCGACGCGGCGTGGCGTGAGCAACTGGTCGGCCTTGATGGGCGTGTCAGTCTCGCCCTCGGCGTCACCGAAGCGCAGCACGTGCGCGGCTTCGGCCATAATCTGCCGCTCATCGCGGGACAGCGTGATGCCGGCCCACGATTGCGCCGCCTCGATGGCCCGGCGGCTTTCCCCGATCACGGTGTAGCTGCCCTCGATTACTTGGCCGATCACGTCGCCCTTGTGCGGCACGCGGACGCTGGAAAGCTCGCGGTCCGATACCAGCATCCCATTGAGGCACACGAGGCGCATCAGGCCAGCCATCACCTGGTAGGCGCTGGTGCCGTCGTGGCTGTTGACCACGACAACCTCGGGATACAGCGCACCAAGCTCGCGCGATACCGGCTCGGCGTCAACGCGGCGAAACCGGATCAGATGCTTGGTGAAGTCGGCCTTACCCTCAACGCGCGAGCCGCCCTGCTTGGCTGCGACCGGCTCGAACCCCTCGCGGCGCATGCCGGCAACGATCTCGCTGGTGGGGATGTAAGTGTAACGCTCGGACCGACTGCCATGCTTGTCGGTGGCGAAGATGGAGGGCGCGATTGAGCGCAGCGCGTCGTCGTCCATGACGCGGGTGCCGTAGGAGCCGATTACGCTGGAGCGGCCGAGGCGAGAGATGAAGGACATAGGCTTGGTTCCCTGAACCTGCCGGGCTGGATTGCTCGGCTGACAGGGAACTTAGCGATAATGCTAAGTATGGTCAAGGGGCGTGAGGCGGAAAAATTCGCTTTCCCGCGAAGTTTTTTTGTGTCATGGTCTTGGCATGACCCGCGCAGATTTTCTCGCTCGCCTCAAAGCTGCTGGCATGACGCAGACGCGATTTGCCAGTGAGGTAGGCATTCCAGCGGATCGTGTGTGGAATTGGGGCAACCAGACGCACCCCATTCCGCCATGGGTGGGTCGAGTGCTGGATGGTTGGGAACGCGAGGCGGCGCTGCGGGCGCAACTGGACGCTCTGCGGCGCGGTGCAGTCGAAGCGTCACCGGAGGACGTGCTTGATGGCCTCACGATCATCCCGCTTCAGCCAGGGCCGCACGCCGATGCGGTGCGAAAACTGTCCGCCGCGCTGGTAAAGGAACCCGCCGATGTCGCGTAAAAAGCTCACCTTCAAGGCCCAAGCCAAGCCCGCCAAGACCGGCGCGGCCGAGATACCGAAGGGCAAGGACTCGGCGCCGATGAAGGCGGCGAAGAAGGAACTGAAGCGGGGGATGCGGGCATGAGCGAGGACTATCCAGGCGTGCCTGATGCCGATGCCGCGCCCGAAGGGAACGCCTCGATCAGTATCTGGGAGGCGTATCAGCAGCGACTAATTAGATCGGCTGCCGAGAAAGGCGCCACCACGCCGCCCCCGCAGCAGCCGTCCGATCTTCGCCCGCCGCCTGAGCACGCGGGGAAACCGCTGCATTGGTTGCAGCACGATGGCGCCCGACCGGATGTGGCGGAGAGCGTCGGTGGCGGCTGGGCGTTTACCAATGGCATGTGGCTGTCGCCACGCGACGCAGCGCAAGACCCTTGGCATTCCAGTCTCCGCCCTTCGCGGTGGCGACGGCGTGCCGCGATGACGCAGAGAATAAAAACCACGCTCAGGGGCATGAAAGTGATGCTCTGTGCGGTCCTGATGATAGGCGGCGGCACCGCCGCTGCCCTGGTTGGGGCGCTCGGGTTCGGCGATTGGCTGGACGGCAACGGCTCTGGATGGATTCCCGTCGATGCCGCATTGGCGTTGCTGATCGTGTCCGCCATCTTCGTGCATGATGTCGCCGGCTGGTTCGAGAAGGACGCAGTATGAAACCCCCCAAGCCCGCCACCCCACGCCCCACCAGCGACCCGCGGCGCAGCCTCAACTTCACCTCGAAGGGCGTGCCGCGCCTCTCCGCGTCGAGCGGGCAAGCCGTGCGCC